GCTATGCAGTATCAGCTCAGGTGATGAACAATTCTGGCAACTACCACGCCAATGTTAGTGAGCAGACTGATGATTCTTTCACAGTTCTAATCACCAGGAACGGTCTAGGCAAAGCTTCCGACAGGAAGCACAGCGTAATCGTTGTTAAGTGATCTTAGCATAAGCTAACAGACCTACGGAGGGGGCTTGACGCCCCCTCTTTTTTTGTGTATACTAGTGCTACAGCTAAATACTTGAGAAGAGTTATCAACTGCTATGCCTTACCGAGTGTATCATTCGCCTGTTAAAAGCACGATTCTCCAGACATGGGAAGAAGTTGAAGTATATTTTCAGGTCCAGTTCGCTTGCGTAGGGCATTATCCCGTACACGTCGTAGAAGTCACAAATGATGGAAAGGTTAAAAGAAATATGTAATTCACCATGGATGTGCGTAATATTATTACTGATAGTATTAGGTTTTATCCAAGGATTGCACGTTGCACAACATAGCACATACTGCAAAACCGAAGCAGAATGGGAAAGTATTAAAGAATATGGAGAGGGGGGTTGACTCCCTCTCTTTTTTTATGTAGAATCAGCCTTGTCGAGGTTGGTAAGAAACCTTATAGATACTATAGAGATTACAAAGTATCTTGGTAGATTACGAAAACCCATGGATGTATAGGGGCAAACCTTTCACGTCCGAAAAGATTAAAGATAGTTATGGGTTCTTATACCTTATTGAGAATACTCTAACCGGTAGGAAGTATATCGGAAGGAAGTACTTTGTTCAGAAAAGAAAGCCCAAAGGTGGTAAGCGCAGAGTAACTTCAGAATCAGATTGGAAAAAGTATTATGGTTCTAATGATCAGCTCAAAGCTGATGTAAAAGAATTTGGTAAGGAAAACTTTAAAAGAAAAATCTTGTCTCTACATGAGACTGTAGGTAAGACTAACTATGCTGAGACAGAAGCACTATTCAAGAACAATGTATTGAGAGCAAAGCTCAAGGATGGTACTGCTGCATTTTATAACGACAACATTCTCGGTCGTTATTACAGAAGAAATTATTGGGTTGACTAAATAAACCGTCCTTAGGACTTTGGTTATGAAGATCGAACTAAAGAACTTTTTTAAATACTACGATGATAAACTCAATCATCACAATGAAGCCATCGAGTATTTGGAGAAAGAATTATTAAAGAAAGCACCGGATCTACTAGACGACAGTTCCGAGTGGGTAGAAATATATAGAAATAAGCCAGAACCTCCTCCTGAGTCTTCTGAGTTAGTATTGCCTGTGCCTTACTATCCACAGACAGATAACTATGCACAACCAGAGAGAACATGCAATTCCTCTTCTTGTGCTATGGCGCTTGAGTACTTCCGTCCAGGTACTCTACATGGTCAGAAGGGTGATGATCAGTATCTACGTAAAGTATTTGCTGAAGGTGATACTACAGATCATAATGTTCAGACTGAGGTACTCAAAGAGTATGGTATCAAGTCTGAATTCAGATACAATCTAAGTTTCGATGACTTGGATAAAGAACTTGCTGCTAGAAGACCTGTTGTAGCTGGTATCCTCCACAGAGGTACACTACGGAATCCTACTGGCGGTCATATGATTGTTATCATTGGTAAGAAGTCCAATGGTGATTATATTGTACACGATCCCTACGGAGACCTCTACGACGGCTATACAAGCTCTGTATACAACGGAAGGTCTGTTGTCTACGAAAGACACGTACTTGAGGCTAGGTGGACTCCTGAAGGTCCTACAAGCGGCTGGGGACGTATCTTTGATGCCGAAGTAGAGAAGAAGCAAGCAGAGGCTGGTAAGCTCCCTGCAGCGGGTGTAGCGCTCATTAAAGAGTTTGAAGGACTACACCTAGAAGCATATCCAGATCCACTATCTGGTTACCTACCAATTACTATTGGATGGGGTTCTACAAAGGATGTTGATGGTTCACCCTTTGAGTTGGGCGATAAGATCTCCCGTGAGAAAGCTGATCTACTACTAGAACAGCAACTAAAGTATAACTACTTGAATATCCTAGAGAGGACAATCCCCTACTGGGATGAAATGAACTCCAATCAGCAGGGCGCTCTCCTAAGCTTTGGCTACAATTTGGGTCCTAGCTTCTACGGTTCTAATGGTTTCAACACAATTAGCCGTGTTCTAAAGGAGAAAGAGTGGCACAAAGTCCCAGATGCACTATACTTGTATCGTAATCCAGGTACTGCTGTGGAAGCTGGTTTGGCTCGTCGCCGTATTGCCGAAGGAAATCTCTGGGAAAGCTAATGTTAATCGACTTATTCTCTGAGTGGTTTGCAGGCAGATTCAACAATCGGAGACAAACGTTTGCCGATCCAAGGTCTGCCGCATATGTTATCGCTCACCATGAAAGGACATTTGAGAACCAATTCAGATGTTCCTACTATCACCATAGGGCAAAGAGTCCGTATCGAGTAATGCTATTCGATATGAACTACCATCATGGCGCTATTCATTTGACCGATCACAAGGGCAGTAAACTAGTCTTCAGTAATGAAGGTTCTTCGTTTATCGCCAATTCTAACAAAAGAATAAATAATAAGGTCTATGTCTACAGGGCGGTCCTAACAAAAGACCTCTACCGAGTCAACGATCAGTGCTATGCTTTGAGTGGCGAGCTGGTTAGGGGGCTGCCCGAAGAATCCTGGTTTGAGTTTAACAAGGCTCTATGAGCCAGTCGCATAAGTGTCCCATAAGACTCACATGGGGCACTTTTGTGTTATAATGGCTTGGACAAGAGCGGAAAGGCAGTGCACCTGTCTATGCCGATGTTGAATTCTATTTTTTCCTTTGAGACTTTTAACTAAATCTATCCTCGCACTATCCGTGCTGGCGTTGTCTAGTAGCGTTACTGCTTCCGTCCACAACAGTAAGACCTTGGAAGAAGCACTAGCAGAAGTAGCTCCCACAACGCAAGTCGAAGAAGTTGTCGAGGAAGTAGCAGAAGAGCCTGAGGTTGTCCTGGTTAGCCGTTGGACTCTTCCCGGTGCTACACCCACCGAGGCACGGGTCCTAGAGGCTCTGCAAGAGCGTGGTATTACTGATCGTGCAGCCCTAGCAACTGTTATGGGCAACATCAAGCAGGAGTCTAGGTTTCACTCCAACATTTGTGAAGGTGGCGCTCGCATTCATTACAGTAGCTGCCATCGTGGTGGTTACGGTCTTATCCAGTGGACTACTCACGGTAGATACAACGGACTAGGACGTCATGCACGTAACATCGGTCATGACCCATCTACTGTAGATGCTCAGGTGTCTTACTTGTTCACTGAGGTTGAGTGGAGATCTATTGAAGGATCCCTCCAGAGAGGCGGTCGTAGCATCCAGTACTACATGGGTAGAGCCTATCGCTGGCTTGGTTGGGGACATCATGGTCACCGCACACACTACTCATACCAGTACTTTGATCGCATGGTCATCTCTCAGGTACCAGCTAAATAAATTATCCGCCAGATAGCAATGGGTAAACAGAAGTATGACGTTGAATTTTACTTCGGCGTACGCCCAGTTTCTGAGTTTAAGCTTTACGTAACCGCCATCTTCCTAAGTTTGGCGGTTACTTTGGTATCTCGCTTCAGTGATTTACATCCCAAGACTCTTTGGGCATTAATTGATGAGATTGGACAAGAGTTCAATATTCGTATAATCAATGAGCTAATTCTACGTGTTCCCGAGCTATTGGAGAACAGAATCGAAAGAGATGTGGATGCTGCTATCGAAGACTACAAAAATGTGGTAGAATGGAAAGAGCCTGAGATTCTCCCCGTATTTTCGGAGGAGAAGGAGGGTGAGACTCCCCTAGGTGGGGAAATGCGTTATCGTGCACCTTGGATCAAAGACACAAAAGGAAACTAATTATGTCCCGCGAAAAACAGATGATACGCTTTCTTAATGAAGCGTTGAACAACCCACATCTATATTCTGAAGAAGAGATTCGGTACTTGAAGCAACAGCTCCGTACCATTGAAGAGTCACGTCAACAACTACTAAAAGAAGACAAGAATGGATTTGGATCTTAAGCTGATAGGAGATGAGCACCTAACGAAGGTCTCTGAACCAGTTAAAGCTATTGATGAATTCATAGAAGACCTAGCTGCAGCCATGCGTATCAAAATGCGCGAGTGCAACGGCATAGGTCTTGCTGCACCTCAGGTGGGTCATAACATTCGCCTGATCCTTGTGCGTCTCAGTACAGGGCAAGTGCAAGAGATGATCAATCCTCGTATTAGTTGGTGCTCTCCTGAGAGGGTGAGTATCGAAGAGGGATGCCTCAGTATTCCTAACGAGTACAAGTGGATTGATAGACCATCACGGGTTAGAGTAAAGTTTCAGACCCTTGAGGGTGATTTTAAATATTGGTGCCTTCATAAGATGGATGCTCGCGTATTCCTACATGAGTATGACCACTTAGAAGGAGTATTAATGACTGATAAAAATGCTATTTGAATTTCCAAGACCATTTGTATACTACGATAAAATTAATAATCGAGAGTTCGTGGATTCATATCTACGAGAACATATCGATCTGGGCTTAAAAAAGCAGCCTTGGAATAAGTGTAAGGCAAAGTCTACCTTTGGCGATAATGAAGCAAATAGATTTTTAATCAATAACGGTGCTTTCCTAGACAGTATTCTGTGGGAACACATCGATAAAGCTATAGAGCAGACAATAACTTTTAAACCCAAAGCATCAATCGATCCATTAGAGTCTAAGATCCGTGGTGCTTGGTATAATATATACGAGAAAGGGGACCATCAAGAGATTCACAACCATGTGGCTAACCCCGTGAGTACACCTGATGGTAAGTTATATCATACTGCATTAGCTGCAATTTACATTTTAGATGACGGTGGAGTACCAAACAGTACTGTCTTTACGCAGACTGCTAGAATTATGTCCACGGATGGTGGTAGTCGCGCAGACTTCCACACCGCATTACATAACGATATTCGTAGTGGTACTATAATTATCTTTCCATCTGAACTAGATCACTACGTCTTACCTCACGAAGGAGATAGGCAGCGCATCACAATTTCCTTCAACATTGATTGGTGGGGCGGCGAGTATCAAACGTAGTGACTTATAATACACCCCCTATTGACGGGTGATATATAATAGGTACAACTTTATACTAGAGATTATGGATCGCGAATTTAGTGACTTAAAACTAGAACGTCGCGAGTGCAAGAAGTGTGGCGCTCAATGGATTAACGGTCAGCACGTATGGGCTACCGGTAATAAGGGCAATGAGGATGACCTAGCTGGTCTAATCTGCAACAAGCTTGCCGATGATACATGCATCAACCCCGCTAGAGGGTCTAAGCTTGGCGACACATGGGAAGCACGTTTTGAAGATACTGAAAAAGGATTTTATGATAAGAAGATGCGCCTAGAGCAGCAACGTGCTCGCTTCAAGGCTGAGTTTGATGAAGACCCTCACTTTGACGATTAATAAACTGTCACACCCCCTTCACAAAAGACAATTCTCTTGCTATACTAATCAGGTAATCAACAAAGCTATGAGTCTAAGAACGAAGTTTCGCAAGTCTTTTGGAATCTTCCAAGATGCAGTTCAACGAACAATTGAACTTGATGACTGCCAACCCAAGCTCTACAAAAAAGTACGAAAGTTCTACGAAGAGCAAGGGGTCAGTTTCTCAGGTGACCCCGTTGAAGACTACCAAATTGTGCTAGACTGTCTGCAAGAAGATCTGACCCAGGAGGTTGTTTGATGAGTACCGAAGTTCTCCTAGAGCGTGAAGGGTACCGTTTCGTGATTAAGGGCATTATCGAACTAAACGGAATGCCCGACTATCGTCTACAGAAAAAAGAGTTCTATTCTAAGAAGTGGAACGACGAGTACCTGTTCGATAACAAAGACCAGTGTCTACTAGCAATGGAAGACATTGAGTATGCTAAGTGGTTGTGTGGTGATAATGCTTATGTGCGCGATGTAGTATCCGCACCGGTCCGGTAAGTTATAGACCCGGTAAGTCTTTAAAAGAGCCCTAGCGAAAATCCCACACACACTACCAATGAACAAGACATCTTTTTTACGCTATACTGGTAATACCTTACTAGTAATCGGTCACTTCGTACTCCTCTGGGGTCCTATTGAATCTGCACTAGTCGTAAAGATTATTGGCGGACTTTTAATTTTCCCATTTGCTATCAGCTATAAACTGTGGGATGTTGTAGCTTTAGAATTTTTATTCGGTAGCATGGATGTATCGAAATTGTACCAAGTACTGTTTTCTTAGTTATCTCAAAAACTAAGTGGTGGAGTCAATGACCCATGTCCCTGTCGGAGGGACAATAAATATGCCGACTGGCGCGTCGTAGCAAGGTTTCCAGTTTCCTCAAAAAACTGGTGGGGCGGGCGAAAGCCGCTAGGTTTCTTACTTTATATTACGGGAAGTGCAATTTCCCGTATTTACCTTATAAAAAGTAAGTGGTGCGGATGGTAACCATCGCATGGTTTCTAACTTCCATCTAAAGAGTTAGTGGCGAGCAAAGATAACCCATATTTTCAGTTTGTAACTGTGCCCCCTTCGGAAAGGGGCTTTTTTATTGGCTTTATAGTTTGAAGGCTTCTTCTAGGATTTTGTTGAGGTCTCCTCGGTCCCGAACTTTCTTTAAAATATCTTTCATTACGAACCTAGAGACATTGGGCTTACCAAGATCCGTCAAGAAATCAAGTTGTCTGCTGTGGTGAATTTCATCGTCAGGGTGGTCTACCCCACCTTTATCATGTCCATATATTCTATAATCAGTTATATCATTGATATACTGATCAAGTTTCATGTATTTTCTATCAACATGCTGGTGTTTAGATACTTGGCTTGGGATAGTCGTCAAGTTTGATTGTGGGTGGAAAGCAATAACTCTATCTACTTCTAGTAGAGATCCAAATAAAATAGCAGCATATCCTCCAGCGGAGTTGCCTAGGAAAATATTCTTTTTATGTTTCTTTGTTTTCAAGTATTCTACGGTTTCATCAACATTAGTTGTGATACCTTCTAAACCTTTTGCATACCAGCACCGGTTACAGTCCACATAGAAGTGAACATCTAATGATGGAAATGATTTTTCCATCGTCTTAACAAATTCAAACCGGGGTACACCACCAATGTTTTCTACTATACCATGTCCCGCAAAGATAAAAACCCCAACCTCAGCAAGATTCTCTGGGTCAGTAATGTGCTCAAATTCTGAAGACCGAGGTTCTTGAGACATGTTGAGTTCCATACCTCTTGGTATTTATGCTATAATGTACTTACAGTGAGACTATACTATGACCAAAGTTGCCCTTATCACAGGCATCACCGGACAGGACGGTTCCTACCTAGCCGAGCTTCTACTTGAGAAGGGCTATGAGGTTCACGGCATCGTCCGTCGTGCTTCCATGATTAATACACATAGAATCGATCATATCTTCAACCGCATCACTCTACACTATGGTGACCTAACCGATGCTCTGGGCATTGTGTCCGTCATCAAGAAGGTGGAGCCACAGGAGATTTATAACCTAGGTGCACAGAGTCACGTTAAGGTTTCATTTGAGCAGCCAGAATATACAGCACAGACCGACGCCCTAGGCACCTTGAGGGTCCTAGAAGCCGTCCGTTTGCTTGGTATGGATAAGCAGGTCCGTATTTACCAGGCGAGCACCAGCGAGCTTTACGGGCTTGTTCAGGAGGTGCCACAAACCGAAGTGACCCCTATGTATCCCAGGTCACCTTACGGTGTTGCTAAACTATATGGGTACTGGATCGTCAAGAACTACAGAGAAAGCTATGACCTACATGCTTCTAGCGGAATTCTATTCAACCACGAAAGCTCACGCAGAGGAGAGACGTTCGTTACTAGGAAGATCGTACGCGGACTATCAAGAATCTCTGTCGGACTACAGGGGGACCTACAGCTCGGTAACCTCAACGCTCGCCGAGACTGGGGACACGCCAAGGACTACGTTGACGCAATGTGGCGTATGCTCCAGCAAGAGAAGCCCGATGACTATGTTATCGCGACTGGTAAACAGTATTCGGTCAAGGATTTCGTAGAAGCTGCTGCACCATACTTTGGTTTCAATATCCAGTGGCGTGGTGAGGGTGTTAACGAGTTTGGATACTGTTTAAATACCAACAGGACAATCATCAAAGTCAATGAGAGATACTTCCGTCCTGCTGAAGTAGAGACTCTACTTGGTGATGCAACCAAAGCCCGCAAAGTTCTTGGTTGGGAACCAAAGTATGACTTCAACGCTCTAGTTGAAGAGATGGTACTAAACGGTCAGTGATTTTATTATGAGTTATTTTACAGATACAGAGAACGACTTTGCAATCTATGATGCACCAAAGACAGGCGGAACCACCGTCCGTCTTTGGATTTGCTATGCAGGTACTGGCGATCTAATGAAGACAGATCGCAAGGTAGATTACTATTCAGACAACAGAGAAACCTATGAGCTGTTGAAAGACTGGGGCTACAGTCTATTGGATGGCTTTGGTGAGCCAGAGGTATCATCCAAGGTTTGTATTAAGAGGGATCCTGTAAAGAGGTTTATCAGTTGTTATCGCGATAAGATTCTAGGTGAGCAGAGAGCCAATGTATCTGTTGATGATCTCCTAGACCATTATGATGAGGTTATCGCAAAGACTCCTCAGTTCATGTGGGATAACAAGACAAACTACATCAAGTTCCACTTTGATCCACAGACTTTCCATTATGGATCAGATGTAAGTTTCTTTGAGCATGTATTTGATATCAGTGAAATGAATACTGGGGTCAAGTCATATCTAGAATCTAAGTGGGACATTGAGATTCCCAAGCTACATGCAAGAGATAATAGGAAAGCAATTGCTCCATTGGAACTAACCGAAGAGCAGATTGCAAAGGTCAAAAAATTCTATCAAGTTGATTACGACAACGGCTGGTTCTGATATGGAAAAGAATTCTACAATCGCTATTTTTGGTGCGGGCGGTCTAGCAGGTAGTGCTATTCTCCGTCGTCTGAAAGCAGAAGGCTACACAAAGTTCCTATGTCCACGTAGTCGGGACTTGGATATCAGAGAGCAGGCTGACGTGAGAGCCTGGTTCAAAAATAATAAGGTTGATTACGTCTTCCTTGCAGCCGCTTTGGTTGGCGGTATCATGGCTAATAAGACTCGCAAGGCTGAGTTTCTGCATGATAACCTAATGATGCAGGGCAATGTTATCGACACTGCATACTATTCTGGAGTTAAAAAGCTCCTATTCTTAGGTACATCTTGCATCTATCCTGCCGGTCGCCATCACCCACTAAAAGAAGATGAACTCCTTACAGGGGCTCTTGAGCCTACTAACGACGCTTACGCCATCGCGAAGATCGCAGGTATCAAACAATGCGACTTCTACCGTGAACAATACGGATTTGATGCTATCTCTATTATGCCTCCTAATCTTTATGGTCCTGGAGATCATTTCAAGGGTGAGAACGGACACGTCCTCGCAGCCTTAATGAATCGTTTCCACGAAGCCAAGCAGACTGGAGCAGAGTCCGTCACCTGTTGGGGCGATGGATCAGCCATGCGTGAGTTTCTTTATGTTGATGATCTAGCTGATGCAGCTCTATTCTTCATGGAAAACTACAGTGATTTTGGTCATGTAAATACAGGTACTGGTATTGATATTACTATCAAACATCTAGCAAATGCAATCAGCGACGTTGTTGGATATAAAGGAGAAATCATTTGGGACACAACTAAACCCAATGGTAATCCTCGCAAACTCCTTGACGTTAGCAGGGCACATGAGCTAGGATGGGACCACAAGACCACCTTCAAAAAAGGACTAAAGCAAACTTACGATTGGTACTTACAGAATGTATAATTGGAAATTGATGGATGATACGGTCTCTCTAAGAGATCGTCTCAAGATCGCTAGGTTTGTACTAACTAGCAGCCGTCTAACACAAGGACCACAGGTCAAATACTTTGAAGAGCAGTGGAGTGATTGGCTAGGATGCGATCACTCACTCTTCGTTTCATCTGGATCTACTGCAAACTCACTATTGATTGCAGCATGGAAAGAGCTTTATGGTATTGCCGATGGAGCTAAGGTTGTAGTTCCTGCATGTACTTGGGTAACCAACGTTGCTCCTATCATCCAGAATAAGCTAACTCCAGTATTCTGTGATATCAATCTACGGGACTTCAGTTACGATATCAACTCACTGCAGACCATCGCCTGTGAGCACAAGGACATCTCTGCCCTATTCGTAACACACCTCCTAGGATTCCCTGCTGAGGTCGAGGACTTCCGTAAGATCTTCCCCCACGCACATATCCTAGAAGACGTCTGTGAGAGCCACGGAGCGGTCATCAGGGGCGGCACCATGGCGGGTCTATACGATGTAGGTGGTACGTTTAGCTTCTACTTCGGGCACCATATGACGACCGTAGAGGGCGGTATGGTGAGCACCAACAACACCGAACTATATGATCTAATGCGCGTCAAGCGCTCCCACGGTCTAGCGCGTGAGTCTGGATACTTCCAGTCTTACTCTGCTTTGAATCCTGAGATCAATCCACAGTTCCTATTTGTTACTGATGGATATAACTTCCGTAATAATGAGATCGGTGCTGTATTAGGACGGTCCCAGCTAAGTCGTCTAGACGATATGATCATTCAGCGTAATGAAAACTATCGGACATACTATGAGTTGATGATTCTCCATCAGGATAAGTTCATCATCCCAACCTGGAACCTACGTCTATCAAGCTTCTGCTTCCCACTAATCTCTCGGAACGTAGAGACACATAGGAAGCTACAGGACCTCTTGACTGAGTACAGGATTGAGTATCGTCCAGTTGTGGGTGGTAACCTCCTAAAGCAGCCATTCCTACGGGACTACAGCGCATATTGCCCTAACGCAGACATCCTCCATGAGAGAGGCTTGTACGTAGGCAACAGTCACTTCGTAAGTGATTATCATCTAGAGATGTTGGCTGAAGTATTGGAGCAGCTTTGATATGGCTTTCTTTGCTGACGAAGATCGTAAGTTTGTAATCTACGAATCACCAAAAACTGGTGGTACTACTCTAAGGAGTTGGATCAACTATGCTGGTACTGGGGAGATCATGCTCTCCGGTACTAAAGACTACTACTATGAGTCTAACAATGTATACTCATCTCTAGATTCTTGGGGGTATGACTACTCCAAGTTCCGTGAGTTTGATGGATATGAGAGGGTCTGTATTAAAAGAGATCCTATCAGCAGGTTCATTAGCTGCTACACCGATAAAGTTGTAAGGGAAAATCATATCCCCAACTGCGATATGGATAACTTTATCAGGAACATGGAGCAGGTTTTAGAAGAACATCCATTCATGCACCCATCATTTAAGGGAGAGAAGGTTGGTTTCTTGTGGTATCACTTTGTCCCTCAGGCATATCACCTAGGTGAGAGCAAGGAATACTATGATCTAGTAGTAGACACAAAGGATATCAGTACTGTTCTAAAGCCATACTTGGAAAGTAAGTGGGAAGTTTCTCTGCCTGATCTACACACAAGGAAGCAGACAGTTGCTAAACCAACTCTAACCGATGAACAGTGTGATATAATTAGAAAATACTATCAGATTGATTATAGTACTGGATGGTTATGATGTATAAGATTCCTGAGGCATGGGGTGTTCTAAGAGAACCTAGAACACCTGCTGATAAGAGGAAAGATGTAATAACATTAGGTAGACCTCACGATGAGATGTTCGATTGGGACACTCTATTCAACGATGCACTTCGTATCGATGAGAATAGAGTCCTCTTGATTGGACCTCCTTTGTATGAATTGAAGTCACATGTTAACTTTGTGGAGGGCAACACCCCACTAAAGACTGACTTTGTTGATAGAATTAATGTTGGTCTTACTGTAGTACATACTAGTGCAGATAGATTTACACTAAGTCACCCCAAAGAAAGTATTGAGATCACTGTTAATCAGAGATCTACTGAGTTTTTGGGTATGGGCTGTATGTCTACCATGCAAAAGAATGAGCCTATGCATTGGATCGCTGATTGGATCCAGTATCATAACAAGGTGCATGGTGTTCGTGGCTTCATCATATACGATAATAATTCAGACAACTACACAGTAGAAGAATTACAGGCTCACTTGGAATCACTTCCACTAGACATTGTGGTTAAGGTTGTGCCTTGGAATGTTCCTTTCGGTCCACATACTCCAAGATGGGATTCAAACTTCTCACAGTTCACACAACTTGAGCATTGGAAGTTTAAGTATGCCTGGTGTTCAGACTTTGCAATCAATCAGGATATCGATGAGCTTCTAGTAACAGATGGCTTCACTATTGCAGATGTACTTCAAGAGATTGAAGACAATATGTATCCCGGTGTAATCTATCGTACAAGAAACATTGACCCATACAATGAGCGTCTAGGTGTTGCTGCATATGAGTTAGATGTAGAAGATAGAAGATTTGCTGACTATTACTACTACTCTGACTATAATAATACAAACAATACCAAAGTAGGCAGACGTCTTATTGATAAGTGGATTACTATTCCACGTTTCTCCATGAATCATCAGTGGGCGGTTCATGATTTTGGGTATTCCTTTAACAACAATTCTGTAAAGGTAACCCCAGAGAAGGGATTATACTTCTGCCATATGTACGCTATGCAGAGTAAGCATAAGGACAAGCACCCAAGTTTCCATGATAGAAACAAGCACCTTGTAGATCTTGGTGAACTTAAGTTAGACAAAGCACTAAAAGAATCATTAGAGAGGGCATTCAAATGAAACGATGTTTAATTACTGGGGGAGCTGGATTTATTGGTTCCCACCTAGTCGATAAGCAGTTGGCTCTAGGCAACAATGTAACTGTTATCGATAACGAAAGTTCCGATGGTCATGATAGTTACTTCTGGAATCCCCGTGCAAATAATATAAAGGCGGATATCAGAGACTTTGATGCTATCAAGAACCACTTTGCTGGTATCGATATCGTCTATCACCTTGCCGCTAAGGTCAGTGTGCAGGAGTCTGTCGAGGATCCCCTACCAACGTTCCTAACCAACGCAGTTGGAACAGCTAACGTCCTAGAGGCTTCTAGGTGCTATAGCGTAGAGAGATTCGTATACTCATCAACCTCTGCTGTATATGGTGAGAGCAACCCGGTACCTAGTGTGGAGACCATGAAAGAGGATCCACTAAACACCTATGCAATTGGTAAGCTATCTGGAGAACAGCTAGTTCGTTCTTACTACCACCTATATGGTATGCATACCGCTATCTTCAGGTATACCAATGTCTATGGTGATCGTTCCCGTCACACCGGAAGCTATGCACCTGTTGTAACTAGGTTCTTGGATAGGTATCGTGAGGGCAAGCCACTACTAATCTTCGGAGATGGAGAGCAGAGGCGAGACTTTATTCACGTAGAAGATGTAGTAACTGCTAATGCATTCTTTGCATATGGTTCTCCAGATACTTGGGGAGAGACTTATAACATTGGGTATGGAAAGAATTGGAGTATCAACGAGCTAGCTGCTGCTATCTCTGATGATGTTGAGTACAGACCAGCCAGAGATGGTGAGATGCGAGAGACTTTGGCTGATATATCAAAAGCAACTCATAGCTTGACTTGGAAGCCAAAAGTTGATATGATGGAATGGATCAAAAGTAAAATATGACTTTCTCCTTCAATCACCTAGGCAATCATGGGCATTTGGGTAACCAGATGTTTCAATATGCCTTTCTAGTCGGAATGTCTGTAAAGCATGGACGACCATTCTGCATTCCACATGAAAGTGTGTTTGGTAAGTATTACTATCAAGAGCTACGTAGCAACATCTACGATGCTTTTGATATTAGACCTATCAAAGGCATTAGTAGGTTTCCTACAGTTCAAGAAAGATTCTTTGAGTTTGACTCTGAGTTGTTTGAGAACCCACCCGAAGGAGACGTCAACTTCCTAGGATTCTATCAGTCTGAGAAGTGGTTTGCTCATTGTAAGGAAGAGATTCGCCGTCACTTCACTTTCAAACCAGAGTATCGGGAGGTTGCTGTTGAAATGCGCAAGGCTCTAAGTGGAGAAGTAATTTCTCTACACGTACGTAGGACAGACTACGTAAATAACGGCAACCACGATTGCGTTGGTTTGGATTACTATGAGAAGGCACTCAAGGAAGTTCCTGATAATCTAAAGGTTATCATCTTTACAGATGACGCTGAATGGGCTAAAGTACAACCACTGTTCCCTGACGACAGGTTCTTTGTCTCCGAGACAAACTGCGCCTATACCGACATGGCTCTAATGAGTCTATGTGACTACCACATTATTGCAAACAGCAGCTATAGTTGGTGGGGTTGTTGGCTAGGCAACAGTAAGAAGGTGGTAGCTCCAAACCCCTGGTTTGGTCCTAACCTAAATCATAATACTAAGGACATCTACTGCGACGACTGGAAGATTATTTACAATTGATTATGAAGAGAGATCTAACTGATACTACTTTTATTATTCCCTTGAGGATCGAAAGCTCCGATAGGATGCGTAATGTTATTACTTCATTGTGCTACCTATTGGACAACTTCGATACGAAGATCATCGTGAAGGAAGGAGACGAACAATCTGTCTTCCTACAGGATGTTCTTCCTCAAGTAAAGGAATACCTTGAGGTGGATGATATTCCAGAACTCAAGCATGTCTTTGAGAATACTTCTGCTTCTGAATTCCACAGGACTAGGTATCTCAATGAGATGACTCTAATGGCTGATACCAAAGTTGTGGTAAACTATGACTGTGATATCATCCTCCCTCTAGAGTCATATATAAAGGCACAGGAGATGATTGTTGATGGACCTTCTGATGTGGTCTATCCTTATGGATTCGGCAACTATGCTATGCTAGCCTTTGTTGACGATGAAGTGGTCTCTGACTTCCTATGCAACGGATTCGACATTCAGACACTCCGAGACAAGTCTAAACAGTACATGTCTAGGTATGGATTCTGTCAGTTCTTTGATAGAGAAGTATACATCAGTGGTGGCGGGGAGAACGAGGAGTTTATTGCATACGCTCCTGAAGATGAAGAACGTGCATATAGATTCATGACTCTAGGATATCAGGTTGATCGTATTGATGACTTTGCATATCACCTAGAACATGCTAGAACCCCCAACTCATGGAGAAACAATCCTTATATGGATAAGAATAACTCTCTTTGGGATAAGATCCGAAAGATGGGTAAAGAGCAGTTAATCGAATACTATAACTTATCATGAATAAAGTTGTATGGATGTGTTGGCTTCAGGGGTGGGACACTGCCCCTGATATTTGTAAGATTTGCCTAGAAAGTTGGAAACATTATAATCCAGATTGGGATATCCGAGCCATTGATGAAAAAGTTCTCGGTGATTATATAAACCTTAAAAAGTATCGATCACTCACAACAATAGATAAGACAGCACTAGCTGATCTGATTCGTCTTGACCTATTAAAAGAGCACGGTGGTATCTGGATCGACTCTACCGCTTTCTGTAATCAACCCCTAGATGAGTGGCTACCTGAACTAGTTCAAGATACATTTGTATTTTATCTAGATGAACCAGATAAGATGTGTGCTAACTGGTTCATTGCTGCTCAGGAAGAGTCTTATATTGTAAGGAGATGGTCAGAGGAATCATACCTGTATCAGCAGAGAAAGGCTAATGGGTATGATATCTACAATGGAGAATACAGGTGGGCTCATAGAATATTCTACGACCTATACTTCTCAGATCCATACTTCAGAGAACTTGTAGACCAGATCCCCAAGATCGACATCTCTCACAAGGATTACTCAACAAATCCACCTTCTCAGTTAGATCCCGGCAGACATTGCCATTTCTTCTCTCCCTATAGGTTCGGCAATAATAGGCTAGCCACAGACGAGACAAGGGCGATGATTGATGCTAAAATACACCCACTATATAAGTTGAGTAGGAAAATGCCTATCGACTGGGATATTGACTCCACATTAATGTACTTATTGAATACTATTCCCCACAATGGATAATAACAAGTCAATCTATAAAGCTCAAGGTTTGCCTAGAGTTCTCTATATCAACCTAGATGATCATACTGATCGCCGGGAATATATGGAGAACCAGTTTAAGTACTGGGGCATTACTAAGTTTAATCGCATTTCTGCTAATGATGGTAGAGGGGACAATGATCTCGGCGATATTCTAAAGGGTAAGTATCCCAATCAAATGACTTCTGGTGAGGTTGGGTGCACTACATCACACCTCAAGGCTATGAAGTTCTGGCTAGAGAATAGTGATGAGAGTGAGAAGTATTGTGTGGTCATGGAAGATGATTGCGACATCTCAACAATGTCTTACTGGGGATTCACTTGGAGGGAATTCTTCAGTGCTCTACCATATCACTGGGATGTTATTCAGCTAGCAGTTATCAATCCAATTGAAGTAAATGTACGTTTGCACCATAGATTTGTAAATGACTTCTCCACTGCATGTTATCTAATCACTAGGAGACATGCTGCAAAACTAGTTGCAATGCATTGCCGCGAAGATAAGTACAAGCTAGATCAGATTGTTAAGCCCCGTGCTGTTGCAGATGACCTAATCTACAACTCAGGTCTAACCTTCTCAATCCCACTCTTCTTATATAAGATTGAGCTTGGATCTAGTATTCACGATGTTCACGTCAATACTTTCCATAAGAGTAGCCACGACGGCTTGTGGGGATTCTGGAAAAAGAGTGCTCCTGGTATTGAGAAGTGGGATGCTATGTTTGACCTAGACCCATACTATGGTACTCTCCCACCATCTCTAATTAAAAAGCAAGCACTTCTAGAAGCCAATAAATAATACATAAAGGTCACTACATTATTCTCCTATATCAATGCCTTTGAAAAAGCCCCAAAGCTATTTTACTGAACGTGAGAACCTACGCAAGCAAGCTGCACTAGCAGAAGAGCGTAGGCTCATTGAGGCTCAGGATAATAAGAGATTGCGTTCTCCTAAGAAAGCCTTAGGGGAACTAGCTGGTAGTGAGAGTGTATTTTCAAATCGGAAGCCAGAGAGAAATATCCAAAAGGTTGCAGAGACTATTGTAGAGAAAGTAGATACCATTGCAGACTTCTTACCTGAAGGTCATGCTATCTGGGATAGGTTATCTGGTATCGAGAATTCTATCTCTACACTGCACATTGAAAAGCTAGAGAAGCACGAAGTCCTAAGCCTATATGAAAGCATTGAGGCACTCAGAGATGTTGTTGAAGCTATTGAGATCCCTGAGCCTCTAGTATATGATGACCAGATCGATGAAACTAGACAGAGCATTCAGTCTGCTGTAGATGATACTTCAGCCCAGTTCGACACTCTACGAGAGGAAGTCTCCACATCAAACAAAGAACTAAACGATAGCATTCTTTCAAATAGAACTTCATACGAGCAGCTACTAGAAAAGGTAGATAGTTTTGTTCTACCCGACATCAAAGGCAACAGTGAAGAGATCAATACTCTTAGAGGTCTCCACAGTGAGCTGAAAGAGGTTGTAGACGATCTACCAAACCAGAAGAGTCGCTTTGATCCAACGTCCATTCTAGAGTCTCTCAGTGACCTTAGAGATGGTCTAAGCTCTAGGAGCCAGCAGTTGGATGAGAAGATTGATAATCTTCCTGAGATCCGCCATTACGAGGATGACCTTGACCTACTACAGAACTTCATTACTGAGGTAAAGAGTTCTATTAGATATTACGATGCTGATGTTGATGATCTAAAGAGCAGCATCATGGATCTAGGTAAGCACCTAGGCGAGACTATCAACAACAAAGTCAAGACATTGAACAAGACAATCAAGAGTGGAGACAAGAGACTCCATGAGGTTGTTGAGTCTTTGCCTGAAGTAAAGTACTACGATGACGAGATTGATCTAATCGAGGGTAAGATCACTAACCTACTGAAGACAATTACAGAACTACCCGAAGTAAAGTACTACGATGATGATGTTAGGTCATTGACTGAGGCAATCGATAAGCTAAATGCTAAGATTGATTCTATCGATATCCCCGACTGGACTGATGTAATCACCAACATCCAGGGAGAAGTTGCATCCATCCTAGACACCCAAAAGGACTTTGATAAGAGATGGGAGAAGGCTGCAGAGGAAAAGGATCCATTACTAGATCCAAAGAACTTTGTTACCTTTGAGGATATGCAGAAGCATTACCGCACATTCCTAGAAAGGGTACAGATCCAGCTAGGTACAGTTGGTGGCGGTGGTGCCGTAGAGATCATGGAGATGGATGATATTGAAGACGACTTCAGAACGAATCCCCAGAACTACGATAACTACTTCCTACAGCACATCTATGATCCAGAAACCAAGACAAGTAAGTTCACTGCAGCACTAAACTTCTTTGCTGATATTGATGATATTGACCTATCAAATGCACTTGACGGAAACATCCTAGTTTGGGATAGTA